TATAGAAGAAAAAAGTTTAGATGATTATTTTGAAATAGATGATTTTGATACTGCTGAAGGAGATGTGGAAGCTTATATCTGTGATGACACTTCCTCTTTCAGAATTTATAAAACTCCAAGTACAGCAGACTACCTTAACTTGAAGGTATATCGTCTTCCTAAAAATGATTATACTTGGTCTGATCAAAATGAAGAATTAGAAGTACCAGATGACTACTGCTTTCCTTTATTGAATTATGCAGTGCATCTAGCCTACTTAAAAGATGAAGCAAATACCTTCGATCCACAAAAGGCTTCTGGCTTCCTTACTCTATTCCTTCAAGATTTTCCAAATACTTCCGTCTATTCTTCGTTACGTAAACAAAGAACATCTAATAGACCAGTTAAGTATGGAGGTTTGTAATGGCCTCGCATCCTAGAACAGTTCCTATAGATGCTTTTAAAGGTCTAAATAATATTCTTAGACCTGAAAATACTCCAACTCAATATCTTAAGAAAGCAGAAAATATCAATATAGATAATGCTGGAAAGATACATAAACGAAAAGGATATACAAAGGTAATTAATGGGAATTGGACTTCCCTCTGGGCTAGTGAGAATGGGAATGGATGTTATGGTGTGCTAGATGGAAATTTAGTTCAAGTAAACACAGATTATTCAACTACTCTCTTACGAAGTAATGTTGGATCATATAAACTTGATTTTGAGGAGATAGATGATAAAGTCTATTATATCTCTCCTTTAGTTAAAGGAGTTATTCAATATGGCACAAATCGTTCTTGGGGTGTTACTAGCAATACCCTTGCTCCTACTCTTACTGCAGGTACAGGAACCTTACATGAAGGAACATATCAAGTATCTTTTACATACGTGGCCTCATCGGGCTTGGAAGGTGGAACTTCTATATCTTCTAGCATCACTGTTGGAAATGGGAGCAGTATTTCTTTTGCTATCCCTGCTATCTCAGACCCTGAGATTGTAGGGGTACGGATTTATTGTTCCACTGCTAATGGAATAGAATTATATTATCATGGATTTAGTTTAGGCGGACTTACTTATACAATAAGTTCGATCTCTTCTTCCATTAATATTCTAAGATTCTTTAATCTAGCAGAACCTCCTCTTGGTCAATCTGTTAATTTCTATAAAGGAAGATTGTTTATAGCTCAAGATAATGTGCTATGGTATAGTGAACCTTATCAATATGAACATTTTAATCTAGCTAAATCTTTTATTGAATATCCAGAAAGAATAAAGGAAGTAATGCCTGTAGAAGATGGCATATGGATAGGAAGTGATAAACTCTATTACATAACTGGCTCCAAACCAGATGAGTTTAGAAGCGATGCCAAGGAGCATATTAAGATTGTAGAGGGAACTGCACAGAAAATCAGTGGATCTTATCTTTTCATGGAGAATACACCAATTGGATATAAATATTTGGCCACTTTTGATATTGGTATCTTTGTATTATTTAATAATGGTTTGGTAATTAACTTAACCTCTAAACAAGTATCTTTAGAAAGAGCGGATAGCGGTTCTTCGATCTTCTTACAAGATGAAGGAATGAATCAATATCTGTCTATTTTAAAAACAAATGAAAACCCAAATAATTCAGTTATTGGGGATTTTGTAGAAGCAACTATTGTCAGAAATGGCGTAATTATAACTTAGGAAATATAAATAAATGAATAACGAACAAACTAAAATCGGCGGATATTTCACCTTCGAACATATTCGTGATGGCAAGGTTATTGATAAATGGGATGAAAAGAATATCGTAGTTGACGAAGGTTTGAATTACATTCTGGACACTGCTTTGTCTGGTGCTTCTGCAAACACTACTCACTATGTTGGTCTCTTCAAAAATAACTATACGCCAATCTCTACTAATGTCATGGCAACCTTTCCAGGTGCAGGTGTAGCTAATGAAGCTAATACTGAGTATAACGAAGCTAATAGACCTACTTGGACTGAAGCTGGTGTATCTGCCAAGACTATTACCAATTCAGCAAGTCCTGCTGTTTTTACCTTTAATGGTAGTGTAACGATCTACGGTGCTTTCCTTTCATCTAATTCAGTGAAAGCTGGTACTACTGGAGTCTTGGTATCTGCTAGCAAATTTGCAGCAGCTCGCTCTATGCTTGCAGCAGACCAATTGAATATTACTTACACTTTATCTGCATCGTCTACCTAATTATGAATTTTATTCCTCCCTCTTTTGACTTTAAAGGTGATCGAAAGACAGCTATATCTTTAAAAGGTCCAGCACTCTCCTTCTATAATCATGTATCACGACAAGCAGAGAGGGAGGGATTACCTTTTATAAAAAGGTCTCAAGCATTACCAGATGGTAGTATTATTTCGATCTTTTCTAAAAAAGAAAGTAGCTATAATAATCGAGTAGTAAAGATAACTATAGTTTCCCCTTATACTGCTGTTTCCACTATACCAACTTCAGGAAGTTCTGTCTATATTACTATAGGATCTACAATAACTTCTACCCCAACTTCAGCTATTTTCAGTTTTGCTTCAGTAAACCCTATAACACTAAGCACTATAGATACAACTGGTGTATTTAAAAATAGATTTAATCAACCGTATGTAAGTCTAACTCCAGTCATCTTCAATGCACCTGAATATACAGATCCATCTGCAGGATTACCACCAGTAAATCGCATCTGTAATTCTATTCAGTATACAAGTACTGGAGAACCTATAGTATATACAGGTCTTCTAAATCCACAAATTGTTCCTACACTTGTTAGGGGAACTTCTCAAGTATCTTATAGGAATATAAGATATGTAGGTTCAGATTCAAAAGATATTGTTGTATTTGATGTATTTGCAGATGATACCAAGTTATATGTATTAACTGGTAATAACGATGAACATGATCGTTATGGAAAATTAAATTGTTTTATTATTGATACCACTAAAGGTAGAATAGGTGTTAACAACAGATATACAGATGTTGGCTACTACCTCTTTACACTAACTCCTTTCTCTAATCGCTATACGCTTAACTATACAGCAGATGGTGGTTATCAAACTAGTGACTATACTAATACTTCCCCATCTTATAATTCAAGAATTATAGATGCTAAGTTTTCTCCTGAATTTCTTAATAATGGAGAGATTACAATCCTTTGTAAATCTAAAAAGGTATGGTATGAAAATGCTCATATTGTATATGAATTCACATTAAATATAGTCAAGGATGTTGATAGGGGTGATCCTATAATCGATTATTTATTTCCAGATAATGTAGTTAAAACAGAACACACTGCGGATCTTCCTTTTAATTGGGAAGAGGTAACTTGTCCTTATTTTAAGAAGGATAAAGCTAGACAAGTTTCCAGTGAAACTGTAACTTGGTTTAATATAATGGGGTATCAAACTAGTCGTACTTTAAGTTATGTCTCCGGTACTCCTACTTCTGCTTCCCCACAATTCTTTGCTCGTTTTAATGCTGGTAAACAGATTATAGATGAGAGACAAAATATATTTTATTTCTCTGATGATGTTGCTGATGCTATGTGTATTCAAGTGCAATATTCTACTGGGCCTGATCCTGAAAACGGAGAATTAACTTATACTGTTCCACAAAAAGTATTAGTTGGAGAAACATTTACTGCAACAGCCTATGCTTATTACTCTTCTTATGAAGGATATGTCTATAGAGATTTTACTATTAATAATATAACCAGTACTCTTGTAGGAGATGTTTTGCATGTGGAATGGGATGTAACAGTACAGATAACACCAACTGCGAGTACTACTTGGCATGAGGCAGTATTGACTCAAGGTTATAAGCCCTCAGCATACTACTATTCTCTAGAATATCAAACTATAAGAAAATTATGGATAGATGAAGACCAATCGTATATTTGTGGTTTTTACTATATAACTGATAAACTTTCTCCCGAATATGCAACTAAGTCTTATTTATTTTTTGGTATAAAAAAAGATGAAGCTAAACCTATTGAAATAACTTATGATTATAAATATAATGAAGACGTAACCTACAGTCTTATCAATACTCACTATGCACATAGTCCTACTGAATTTGCTACTAGATTTCCAGAGTTTAGCGATCATTTCGTAAATCCAAAAGCAGAGATAATCACTAAACCAACTAAGTTTGGTAATCTTACTAGAGGCATATATGCTGGTAAAACTTTTGCTGATTCAGTTAGATTAGCTGATTTTACTAGAAGTAATTCACTAGCAATGATTGAGGAAGGGAAGACTTGGAAAACTACAGAAAGACATGAACATGATTGGCTCCCAGTAAATCAACCTTGGCAAGATATTAATTATCCTATTAAATTTAAGCAACTATATGGATATACTTTGGTCAGATCATATCAATTAATAGAAAGCACCTCTATAGATTCAATAGATTGGGATAAAGAGACTTATACTTCTAAAAGAAATTATGATTCAGTAGTACAAGATTATATTAATCAAGATATTTGTAGTCTTTACCCAGAGCAAGATATTGGAATTGGGTCTCAATTTCAGTGGTATACTTCTCACACACCTTACTCTATTCAAGTACCTCCTTCTAGTACCTATTCTACCTCTACTGCTGCATACCCTCCTCCTCTATACTTTGGATCAGAATATTTATCTAAACTAGTAAGTCAACCATATGAATATAATAATGGGATTAAACGTATAGTAAAAGCAAGAACTCTTAATGAAGTGCCTGCTAAGAAAAGCACACCTATTCGGAGACCGGCAGGAAGTAGTCCTGATTATAATTCTGTTACACAAGCAAGTTTGACTAGAGCTAAGGAAAAATCTAATATTAATGATTTAGATAGATCTTTTCCAGGACATGCTATCTTATTTAGAATATCTCCTGACAATATGTTCTACAATATTAATCCTTCTTTTAGAACAATGTCTAATGATGTTAAAGGAGGAAATACTTATTTAATAGAGGACTTATCGCAGAACGAAGTTGTTGATATCACTACTCTTACTACTTTAACTGGTTCTGTGAATGTATCTACACTTGCGGATAATGCTTATCCTTGCGGATATTCTTATTAATAGGAAAACATGACAACATATAATGATACTGTTTTGGAGTCGTGGCAATTTGGTGCTGCACTCTTTACTACAAATGTTATTTTTACTAATACTGTGGCTAACAATATTAGTTTAATTAACACTGTTCCCATTCCTCCCTATAAACTTGCAATTACTGAAAGTTTAACTATTAATCAAACAGTTAACTTACAGATATTTTTTGAGATGGTAGAAAATCTTATCATAGATTCAGTAAGCACTGGTTCTACGATAACCGCAGATACTATAACTGAATTATATAATATTTTAGATAATTCTTTAATTACATTTAAAAATACACTTACTGAAAATATCTCCTATACCTCCACGCTTACCTATTTAGTTAAACAGATTGAAATAGTTAGTAATCTAATTTCATTAGCTGAAACTAATGATCCTAAAGTTACTTTTAGTTCTTCAATTCTTGAATTAATTACTTATTTAGAAACAGTTGTTTCAGCTAAGGCAGCAAGTGTAAGTGAAGTAATTTCTCTTACTAATGCGATAAGTGATCTGTATAAAGTAATAAATGTAGTTACTGAAACAATAGTTGGTACGGATACCCTTTCTCTAAAGTATTTTCATATAGTTTCTCTTTCAGAAAGTTTAACAACGAGTAATACTCTCTCCTCTTCTCTAATAGGAAAAGAGACATTAGAAGAAAGTTTTATTATTAAACTTCCTGAAATAATTGGTAGTGGCACGTACTTAGCCTATACCTACGCACCAGAATCTACGAATGTAACCACCTATACTAACTATAACTTTGATGGTTCTGCTTTATTTAATTATAAGTATCTATTCTATAATAGTACTGGTCTTTATGAATATGGAGGAGCAAGGGATGATGGTTCGGTTGTTAGATCTTATATTCAAACTGCTGGTCTCTCTTTTGGTACTTCTAACTTAAAACAAGTACCTTCTCTCTATCTTGGTTATACTTCAGATAATCTCGTATTGCTAAGAGCGCATGTAGATGGAAAGGGGACATTTCATTATAAATTAAATAAATATACTAACGGATTAGATACTAAAAAAATCGATCTTGGTAAAGGGTTGCTAGGTCGATACTTTCAATTTGAATTAATAACTGATGCAGATGAATTTGAAATGGAGTCAATTGAATTTATGCCTGTAGTCTTACAAAGGAAAATATAAATGTCACAAGTTATCAATGCACCTCCATTTACTATACCTGATGTTAATGGCTGGCTAAATACACTGAACTCCTATGCAAGAGGTTCTGTGTTTAATGCCGGTAGTGCTGCTAATGCCCTACAAAACTTTAGTCCTGATCAGTACACTCCCAACATTATTTTTAAGGCTGTAGACACTGATATTGCGTTTAATCCTAATTATACAAAGCCTACTAGACCTAATATTGTTACAGGACAATATAATCTGCCAGCTAGTCCAAATCTGACTACTCCTATCTTGGACAGTCTTGGCGTTGTTCCTACTTTCACTGAGCCTGATCCCTCGATCAACTTACCGAATGTTCCCCATACGTTGAACATCTCTGCTCCAGTAAAAGATTTTGATATTAATACTGATTTTACTTATCCAGTAACTCCAGATACTACTTTACCAGCAGTGCCTACATTCTTATCTTTGAATATACCTACTGCTCAAGATCTTAATATTCCTACATTTTCTCTTGCTTTTCCAACTACAAATGATCTGGTGCCTCCAGGATTAACATT